TGTTGGCTGAGGCGGCAGCAGCACCGCCGAACAGCGAGATGGCGGGGAGCCCGATGCCAGCCCAGAAGGGTGTCTTTCCTGGCTTGCCGCCAGGGGTGCCCGTCCCGAATCCGGGGTTGGTGACGAACACGGGGAGCGGCTTGGCCTTGCTGGCGAGGGAGAGGAGGCCTCCGCTGCCCTTGCCGAGGCCCTTGACTAGACTGAGGAGGCCGGTCTTCTTGGCGACCACTCCGCCGGCGAGGCCGCCGACGAGGAGCTTGCGGGCCCACGAGGGCATGCCGAGGAACGCGTCGACGAGCTCCTTGGCTGCGTCGGCGCCCTGCTCGGCGACGTCGCGGACGTCGGCGAGGGTGCTCTTGATCTGCGGGCCGTGCGTGTCGTAGAACGTGCGGGCCTTGTCGACGAATCGGCCGATCGCGGGGAGGCCCTCGTCGTTGAACCAGTCGGAGAACCGCTTAAAGGCGGGGATGCCCTCACGGTTGAGCCACTTCACGCCGGTCTGCATGGTGGGGAGGAGGGCCCGTCCTAGCTTGGCCTGAGCGTTGTCGAACCGGGCGCCGAGGATCCGTTGCTGGTTGGCGAGCTGGTCGCTGGTGTTGCTGAAGTCGCCCTGGGTCTTGGACGTCTTCTCCATGAGGAGGCCGTAGGTGGCCTGCACCTTCTGCGCGTCGGTGAGCTCCTCCTTGCCCTTGATGATGCCCTCGGCCAGGGCGTAGGACTCGACGGCGGCGGCGGATAGGTTGATGCCGTACTTCCGGAGCGGCTCGGACTCGCCGGCTAGGCCGGACTGGAACAGCTCGGCGGCCTCGGCTACCTCGAGGTTCATCACCGATGCGAAGTCGGCGGCGCGGGTGGTGAGCTTGTCGAGGACCTTGACCGAACCGGGGCCCTTCCCGCCGACGGCCTCGGCGAACGCGGCGAACTGTACGGCCATGCTGTTGTAGTCGACGTTTGACAGGCCGAGGCTCTTGGCGGCCTCCCGGCCGAGCTTCTTGACGGCGGCGGCCTGCTTGCCATAGGTGACGTTGACGGCGTTGAGGGACTCATTCAGGTCGCTCGCCTGCCGGATGCTGGACATGGCGAGCCGGCCGGCGGCGTACGCGGCGGCGGTGACGCCGGCGGTGATGCCGAGGAGGGCGCCCTTGGCGTAGCGGCCGGCGGTGCGGGCCATCCGGCCGGCGCGCTCGGTAGCACGGCCGAACACGTCCCATCCGCGCGAGCTCGACCGGGCCCGCCGGCCGCTGCGCTCGGCCTCGTCACCGACGTCATGGACGGCCTCACGAATGTCCTCGAGGGGGCGGCTGAGCTCGTCGTCGATGCGTGCTCTGACTGTGAGGTCGTCCTCGGCCATCGGTGCCCTCCTCTCGGCGTGGTCGTGGGGGCGCTGCGGCCATCATGGTCGGGTCGGCGGGGCGGTGGTCGGACGTCGCGCTCTAGTGGCCGTTGCGGCGGTTCTCCTCGCGGACGACGATGTTGTGCGCGGCGAGGCGGACGAGGACGGCCAGGGGGCGGCGCTCCTCGAGGACGGCGACGGGGTCGAGGCCGAACGTGGCCGCGATGAGGGCGGCCGCGCGGACCCTGCTGTCGTCCTCGAGCCGGGCGCGCATGGCGTCGTGGCGGCGCTGCGCGAGGGTGATTGGGAGCGGTAGGCCGTCCTCGTCCTCGTCGCCTACTGCGTAGGGTCCATGGCTTGCACGTCGTCTCCGTAGCCGGCCTCGCTCATGAGGCGGCGGCCGGCGGCGTCGACGTGACCCTCGAGGCCGTAGAGCTTGCGGACGGTGGCGTCGGCGGTGGCGGTGCCCATGCGGTCCTGTAGCGGCTTGCTGGTGAACGTGATGGGGCTGACGCCGTCGAGCTCGAGCTCCTCGCCGTTGCGGAGGACGGCGGTGGTGAAGCTGGCGAGGAGGAGGCTGGCGAACTTCACGCCGTCGACGCCGTCGGCGAACTTCTTGTCTCGGCACTTGCGGCGGATGAGGTCGATGTCGAGGCCGGTGAAGTCGGTCCGGCACCGGAGGGCGTAGGCGGGACGCTTGGGGACCTCGATGACGGTGCTGAGGTCGGTGAGGGCGGCGAGCTCGTCGGCGAGGTCGTCGTAGTCGTTGCCCTCGCCGAGGGCCAGGGCGTCGAGGTCGGGGTCGCCGACGCGGCTACGGGCGGCGGCGTCGCGGTAGGCGTCCTCGGCCTCGGTGAGGGCTGCGGAGGCGGTGGCGGTGGGGTCGGTGAAGTCGGGCACGGTCGAGCCTTTCGTTGGCGGTGGGCGGTGACGAGGGTGAGGCTACGGTGTGCCGGCTGTTAGGTGGGGGAGGCGCACGACGAGGCCCGCCGGTGTGGTGGCCGGCGGGCCTCGTCTCCCCTGTTCCCCTGGTAGCGGGTCTGCTGAGGCCTAGGCCTCCTCCTCGACCGCGAACTCGAGCTCAACGGTCGAGGCCGTCGACGAGCTGGCGTCGTGCTCGGGGGCGGTGAGCCGGACGAGGAGGGCGTTGGCGTAGACGGTGGGGGTGCCGATGGGGCCGAGGTCGGGGTCGGTGTCCCACACGCTGACGGTCGTGCGGAGCCGGCCTACCTGCCGGGCCCACGCCTTGCGGATGGGGCCATGCACGCCGGGACGGTACGGCCGGGCGACGACGACGTTGCCTGTTTCGGCCGGGCCCGACATGTTCTCCGGCTTGAGGCTGCCTCCGTCCCACGTCTTCTCGACCTCGGCGGCAATCTCGCCTCCGGTCTTGGTGGCGAAGTAGCCGGGCCAGCCGGCGACTTCGACGAGCTGCTGACGCGCGGAGGCGACGCCGTTGGGGTTTGCGGTGGTCGTCATGGTGATCCTGTCTCCTGGGGTCAGACGGTGGCCGTGAGGCCGGCCTTGACGATGGTGAGGTCGATGAGCGCGGCCACCGGGGACACGCGGAGCGCGACGACGGCGGCGACGCTGTTGGCGTTGAGGATGGCCTCGGTGTTGACGGTGTCGCCGACGTCGACGCTGTAGCCGGGGTCGACCTGCTGGCCGTCGACGACGCGGGCGTAGAGGCCGCCGGCGGCGCGCATCGGGTCGAGGATGCCGACGAGCTCGGCCGCGACGGACGCGAGGAGCTTGCCGGTGCCGTCGATGGTGCGGCCGACGAACCGCTCGAGGCGGCGGTCGGCCTCGTCGGCGACGTAGTTGAGGACGTCGCGGCCGACGAGGAGGGCGTAGTTGGCGAGGTCGGTGGACAGCGACCGGTAGCCGTAGAGTCGCACGCTGTTCTGCACGACTCGGATGGGGTTGACGTTCGCCTCCTCGAGGGTGTTGCCCTGGGCGCGGGTGATGGCGCGCTCGGTGCCGAGGACGAACCGGGCGGCCGACGGCTCGCCGATGGGCGCGGCCCACGGACCCTCCGACAGGTGTGCGAGCGCACGCTTGGCGGCGACGTACCCCTCGGGGCTGATCAGCTTCGTGACGCCGTTGCCGAGGGGGACCTCGACCCACGGGCCGAAGATGCCGGCGAACTCGCCATCAGGCGCGAGCCGCGCGGCCGCTGCGGCGATGTAGTCGCCGTCGGAGGCGCCACGCGCGGCGGCCAGGATGGCGAGCCGGCGGTTGGCCTTGGCGTGGGTGTGGAGTCCGGCGCCGACGAGGGAGCTGGCGTAGCCGGGGATGGCTACGGCGCCGGCACCGAGGGCGACGTCGAACTTGTCGAGGGCGTTGGTCATGTGCGTCGCGGTGATGCTGGCACGGTCGTCGGCGCCGGCGCTGAGCGCGGTGGCGGCGAGGGCGACGGGGATGGGGCCGCCGAGGTCGGTGGCCTTGACGTAGCGGTTGGTCGCCAGGGCGGACGCCACGGCGGCCGCGCTCTCGAGGTTGTCGTAGGTCTGCTCGTCGCCGGTCAGGGGGCCGTCGACGGTGACCTTGATGCCGGCGATGCTGCCGGCGGCGACGGTGATCGTGACGCCGGTCGACCATGCGCCGGCGCCCTGGGCGTCGATGCGCACGGACGGGACGGCGCCGGCGCCGTTGAGGGTCAGGGTGCCGACGGTCGCGGCGGGGCCGACGACGCGGACGACGTGAGCCTCGGTGCCGCCCTCCTCGAAGAACATGCGGAGGTCGTCGTAGGCGGAGCCGTAGGCGACGCGGGCGCCGTAGAGGACCTCGAGCTCGGCCAGGGAGCGGACGCGCTGCGCGACGTCGGTGCGGCCTCGGTCGAACTGGCCGGCCACAAAGTAGCGGCCGGACGCCGGGACGGTGGGGTTGACGGGGCCGGACCGGGTCGCGGTGCGGATGTTGATGCCGACGGCCATTGCGTCAGTCCTCCTGCGTGCGGGCGCCCTTGCGGGTGCGCGTGGTCGTGGTCGGGGTGCCCTCGTCCTCGGGGCTGGCGTCGGCGTCGTCGGCCGGGGAGGCGTCGACGACGATGATGCGGTCTGCGCTGATGTGGCCGGCCAGGGGCGAGCCGTCGACGTCCTCGACGTCGGGGCGCGTCTCGCCGGCGGCAATCATGCGGCCGGCGCGGTCGATGGCGAGCGGGCCGTCGGTCGCGTTGTAGATGGTCGGGCTCATGGGGTGATCCTCCGATGTGGTGGGTGGGTGTGGCGGGACGGCGGCCGTGTCGCGGCTAGCCGAGCGCGGGGTGTACCTCGACGGCGGTGTCCTCCACGGTGCCGAGGGCGGGCGGGGGCTCGAGGAGCTCGCGGGCGGTGATGAGGACGGTGACGGTGGCGCCGGCGATGGTGCGGCCCTCGTCGTCGATGAGGGGGCTGTAGCTCTCGCGGATGCTGCGGGGGTCGACGCTGAGGTCGGCGTCGGGGTCGCCGGCGACGAGGCCGGTGCCGAGCTTGAGTGACTTGCGCTCGAGGAGGGCCTCGCGGATCGCCAGGACGTAGCGGAGCCGGAGGGCGTTGGTGCTCTCGTAGCTGTCGGCGCGGACCCATGCGAGGAGCTGCATGCGGTAGGTGTTGAGGTACTCCTCGCCTCCGTCGGGGTGGACGTCGACGAGCTGGCTGGCGGTGAGCTCCTGGGGGAGGACGAACACGCTGGGCCAGTCCTCGATTCCGATGGGGCCGCGCTCGTGGTCGAGGACCTGGGCGGGGTCGGCGAGGCTGAGCGGCTCGAGGTCGAGGCGGGCCTCGATGATGCGGAGCCGGGCGGGGATGCGGCCGGTGAGCCACTCGGCGGCGCGCTTGGCGACGTCCTCGGGTCCGTGCATGGTGGTCCTCCTGGGGTGGCGGTGGGCCTAGACGCGGCCGGTGACGATGAATCGCTGGATGAGCCGGACCCAATGCCGGCGTTCGGACTCGGGGAACTCGACGGGCCGGCGCTGCGGGAGGTTGGGTCCGCCGGACTGGTGATAGCGGCCGTAGTCGATGCCGCTGCCGACGGTGAGGCTTTGCGGGGTGATGACCTCTATGCCGAACGGGCGCTGAGTGAGGGACTCGCGGAGGTCGCCGGTGCGCTCAAGGATCGGCTTGCCGGGGTATAGGCGGGCCTTCCATGCGGCGTACGCCGGGGAGAGGGCCTGCCAGCCGCCGGAGCCGTAGGCGCCCTCGCTGTCGAACTGGCGGCGTTCCATGGCGGCGAACCGGTCGGCGAGCGCGTCCCACAACGCGGAGGCGTCGCCGATGTTGTCGGCGAACCGGGTCAGGGTGCGGTCTATCTGGACCTCGCCCTCGACCTCGAAGCGGAACCGCATGCCGGCCATGAGCTAGAACCGGAGGGCGTCGCCGACGAGGGGGGCGGGGAAGCTGTAGGCGATGCCGGACGACTCGGCGGGGAGGGCGTCGCCGGCGTCGGGGTCCTCGAGGCGGACCTCGAGCCACGCGGCGAGCTTGTCGAGGCCCGACGTGTAGCGGTCCCACAGGACGGCGGCGTAGCTGGTGTCGTTGACGCCGGCGCGCTCGGGGTGCCGGGCGGCCTCGAGGTAGGACGCGGCGCCGTTGTGGACGACGCCGGCGGCCCATGCGCGGAGCCGGGTGCGGTCGCCCTCGACGAGGACGGTGACGTCGTCGTCGGCCAGGACGTCGCCGTCGGTGAGGAGCTCCCATCCGTCGAGGCGGATGGACACGTCGCCAGAAAGCTCGTCGAGCCACCGGTCGACCTGGGCCTCGGTGACGCCGTAGCGGCCCTCGGGGAGGACGTCGCCGGGGATGAGGCGGGCCTCGGGGACGAGGCCGGTGACGCCGGCGCGGGTGGCGCCGAACGGGGCGACGGGCTCGTCTGCTGCGCGGGGCATCGGGGGCGGTCCTCTCTACAGGCGGAGGCCGCCGGTGCCGGCGCGATGCCGGGCCGGCGGCCTCCTGTGTGTGGGTGTCGAGCCTGTGGCTGACGAGGTCAGTCGAGGTCCTCGTCGGGGTCGTCGTTGCTGGTCGCCTTGAGGACGGTGGAGCGGGGCTGCGGCCGCTGCTGCTCGAGCGTGCGGACGCGGGCCTTGTCGCCCTCGAACTGGTTGACGTGCGCGACGAGCTCCTCGGCCTTCATGGCGCCGAGCTCCTCGTCGGACTTGTCCGACGTCGCGGCGGTCGCGGCCGGCGGGTTGCCGGTCGGCTGGGCGTCGCTGTCGCTGCCCTCCGGCACGGCCGGAACCTCGACAGGGGTGGCCTCCTTGGCGGCGGCCTTGGCCTTGGCTGGGGTCATCGTCGCGCCGAGCTCGTCGAGGCGCTTGGCCTCGGCGTCGCTGAGGGTGACGGTGTCGCCTACCTTGGCCTCCGGCCGGATGATGTCGCGGAGCTCCTTGTCGTAGTAGACGAGGTGCGCCGGCTTGACGAGGACGCGGGCGGTGTCTCCGCCGGCGTAGACCTTGTCGCCGGTGAGCTCGGGGCCCTGCTCGGTGGGGGTGACGTCGGTGACGTCGTTGGTGACGCCGAGCGCGGCGAGCCGGGCGAGGGCCTCGGATCGGTCCATGGTCATCGTGTGTCTCCTGTGGTCGTGTCAGTCGCCGGAGCCGGGCTCAGAGTCCGGTGAGGCGGTAGACGGCGAGGGGGTCGGTGATGACGGGCACGGTGACGCGCGCGGCCTGGATGAGGTAGCGCTCGCGCTCGGGCTGGTCGACCACACGCGAGTAGAGCGGGAGCTCGTCGTGGAGGCTGCCGGCCTGGGTGGACGCCAGGACGTAGGCGGTGCCGAGCGGGACGCGGTTGGACGCGTACCACGTGAGGCCCATGAGGCCATTGAGGCGACCCGACGTGATCGGGTTGGACGCGCTCTCCTTCGGGACCGCGTCACGAATGTTCTTGTCGAGGAACAGCTCGAGCTCCTGCGTCGGGTTGACGAGGACGGTGTCGGCGACGTAGCCGAGGTCGAGGTTGTCGATGGTGTTGGTGGCCCGCGCGATGTCGCCGATGGCGTCGCGGGTCGTGGTGTTGGACCAGTCGGTCCCGACGGCGCCGCCGACGGGGGCCGCGTTGAGGGCGGCGATGGCGACGGTGTCGACCTTGCGGACGATGGTGTTGCGGATGCGGGTCAGCTTCCTGTTGAGGACGTCACGCGCGTCGCGGCGTGCGGCCTCGTAGGTCACGATGCCCGCGCCGCCCCACTTGCTGACGGCGGCGACCTTCGGCGCGAGCTCGCCGACGTCGGTGAGCGGGAACTCCGAGCCGGGCTCGATGGCCTGGACGTCACGCTCGGTGTAGAGGTTGTCGGAGCCGGTGAGCTGGTCGTAGATGACCGCGCCACCGTCGGCGGAGCCGGACCCAAAGATGCGCTCGGCCAGGAACCGCTGGGCGGTCAGGTCGGCGATGGTCCGCTGGACGCGGGTCGGGGTCTTGAGGAACTGCTCGACCGTGATGCGGCCCTGTCCGTCGATGGTCGGCGGGGCCGGGGGGTACGTGGTGCCGGGCATGGTGTCCGGTCCTTCCTGTGGGTGGGGTGTGGCCTACGCCGTGGACTAGGCGAGCTTGACGGGGCACTCGGCGCCGACGGCGGCGTCGTCGAGGGCCTTGCCGGCGGCGACGGCGCCGGCGCCCGGCGACACGTTGGTCGCGGACCCGTCGGCGGTCGAGTAGATGAGGTCGTTGGCGGTGATGGTCACGGCCGCGATGACGGGCATGACGATCCCCGGCGCGCTGTAGACCGACACCTTGGCGCCGGATGCGGCGTCGTAGCCGGCCACGCCGAGGGGGGTCTTGCCGTTGGTGGTCTGCGCGGCGTGCGCGACGCGGGGGTTGCCCTCGACGCGGGCGCCGCTGATGCTGACGAACTTGCGGCCGGTGACGGCGGCGGACGCGTGGCAGGTGATCGTGTTGCCCTCGTCCCAGAACGGGACGGCGGTGTTGGTCGCCATGAGTGTGTCTCTCTCTCGGGGTGTCTCGTGCTGGGGTAGGTCAGGACTGGTTGCGGACGTTGCGGAGCTCGGGGAAGACGCCGAGCTCGAACTCGTCGTAGGCCTCGGCGACGCCGGCGGAGAGCTGGGCCTCGGGGGCGCGGTCGTCGCCGAGCTCGGTCACGGCGAACCGGGGGGCGAGCTGGCCGAGGAGGGTGATGGTGCCC